CGATAAAAATCTTTGGAAGGATTATAATCATCAAAAAATGGGGCATTGTTGAATGTTAATGGCATATTTGTCTTCTATTTTATATTTAGGTTATTTCATTGCATGTTAGAAAGGGGCCACGATCTTTATTGTCTCCAACTCTGTAGAACCGCGTGTAATTATACTTCCCGTAGATAAATTTTCACATGATAAAATATATCCAGAATTTGGTTGAATATCTGGATTTGCAATTGCAGATACAATAGATGTTGCACTACTTGTATCATCGGTTAATGTCTCACCAATAATAAATGGACCACCAGATACTTGTATTAAGCGCAAAACATTTGGTAAAGCGCCCTCATAATCCACAACATATGCGGTCGCATGGCTTATATATCCAGTCACATGATCATTATTACTATAGGTTCCTGTTACTCTTGATAATGTTAAATTCGTTGTTCCAGTTCCAACCAATGCTTCAAATGGAAGCGAAGAACCATATGCAAGTGGATTTAATAATAATCCAAATTGACGATATTCTGTACTAGTTGAAATTTTTCCAGATTCATCATAATTAAAATCAATATCAACCATAACCCACATTGCACCTAATTGATATACTGGATCCGATCCCAATCCACCAGGGAAATCAGTACCAGGATCATTCGCGGCCGCAGTCGATTGGATTGCCCATTGTAAAGAACCATCATTATAAGTAAGTGTATATATTGGAATCCAACCAGTAGATAAAAACTGTGTTACATTTTCTGAAGACACTTGGAACATAAATTTCCAGGAATAACCATCTGCTAATGTAATAGGAGTTGTTCCTGTACCTGTTGGCATTACAGATGATGTTCCACCACTATTATTTCCGAGACACACATATACATTATAATCGCTCGTGATAACATAAAATGGAGGAATTGCTAACAATGGTTCAAATTGGTCATAATATATACCTCCAACTTCAGCACCATTGGAAGAATATTGTGTATATATCGTACCAGAAGTCCATGTATGATTTGGAATAACTAAAATAACATCAGACGGTGCAACCCTTTTTACTGCAAGCATTGTATTAAATAGTGCATCACGTGACGCATTAGTATCATTTGGTTGTGGTGCATTGTCTGGAGAACCCCACGGTGTTGTTTTTCCAATAAATACATACAAATTATTGGTAGATAATTGCGTTTGTTGGAGCCCCTCAAGGAATTTAGCGGCCGAATAGACACGGAAAAAATTTGATTCAATTGCAAGATTAGCCATATAAAGTATTTATCTAATATAAGGGAATTCCTCTACCAACCATAACACTTTTCAAATATTGATATGCATTCGACACTTCAGCATCCGATAAAAATCTTTCCCAAGCAACTACATATGCAATATTACCATTAAAATATCCCGGTAAAAGCATTTCAGGTAAACTGTATGTACCCGGAATACCTGTTAAAGTATCTCCATATAAACTGTCACCATATAGTGGAACCATTGGAGCATACCCGCGATGATATCCTCCTATACCAAAATACATACCGCGTGAATTATTTGAAACTAAAGTATTATCTACATTATATCCAAAACTTCCCACTATTGATGAAAGTTGATTTAAATTTCCAACAATAGTATTATTCAAATACCGTAATGATGCAAAGAAATACTCAGAAGTATTAATAGATCCTGGAGGATATTGTATTTGTAAATTATTTTTAATTCCATTTATTTTCTGTGTTCGAAAAGATATAGATCCATCTACATTTACAATAATCTGATAACCAGAAACTCCAGAATCATTATTTGTATCAATATTTCCCATTACACAACCATTGGAAGATAATACATTTGCTTTAGCAACAACAATTAAAGTTTCAGCAGAATTACTTACTGGTAATGTATAATCGGTAACAAAAGTATTTAAAAATTGAACACCTGTTGAAATCCAAGATGGATCATCCAAATCTGTTCCAGTAGTAGATCCTAAAAATCCATTGTATCCATTTGGATATGCAGAACTATCATCAAATACAGTTTGTGGGTGTGCCACAGTTTCTAACATACTATATTGCGCAGTGGCCCCAGATGGAAGTACGCCACCAGATGTAGATTGTGCAATTGTACCAGAGATTGCATGTGATTTCCGAACAAATGGCACACTATCAATTAAAATATCGCCAAACATTAATAATCCAGCAGGATGTAAATTTTGCTTAACTACATTTTCATATTGGTTTAATGACTCATGAGATTTTAAAACATATGAAAAATATTGGTAATAATAATCATCTTCTAAATATTTTCTCCAGTCGATAAAACTATCATCATTGACAAATCTTCCAGCATATTGTCCTACAGCACCTACAATAATATTTCCGATTGCATCACCATTTCCCGACAATGTAAAATTAGCCGGTACGGGTGTTAAATAATTAATACCAAAATCATTTACTTTAATTGTTTTAATATTTCCTAACGCAATACTATAATGACTGGTATAATCTGGAAGAGTTAACCAATTAGTATCTACAAGTGCTACTTGAGTTATACCTATATAATTGGTAATCTGTTTTATTTGTCCATTACCACTACCATCTGTAATGGTGATGAACATATTATTATAATATCCATCTTGAGTTGATGCAGATGATGCCAATTGAATAGCCGCTTGTTGGGGATAGTTATTAAAAGTTGCTTGAACAACTCTACCTATTGCAGTTCCACCAGAAATATTTACTGAAAATATTGCAGTTGTATTGCTACCTGTTACTGTGATTATATCATCTGATTGATATGCGGTCCCTGGATAGGTAAGATCAATTCCTATTGCTAATCCATAAGTAGTTTCTTGAACTGTAACATTGGAAGATAATAAAACAGATACTTGTTCACCAATATCGAAAACACCTTTTAATCCAGAAATATAAATTTCACTGACTAAATCGGATCCAATTTGAAATTGTACTACATTTTCTACTGCGGCAGTTGCTCCAGATGTAACACCGGTAATTGTTCTACCAATAAATTCATATGTATTATTTGTGGTGGTTGTTCTAATAATAGTATCTACGGACCAATTTCCACCATCTACAATCATTATATCATTTCTCGGATAATAAAATCCAACACTATCATTAAAAAGTATTTGGAATAATAATTTATATGATCCTTCAGATCCACGTGAAAGATAGAAATCTTTAATATGTTTAATTAATTTTCTTGGATCCGCTAATATAGTACTTGGAATATAGGGAAGAAATTGATAAAAGAAATATCGTAGTAATGCTGCTTGAGTAGTATCAATATCTCTCTGTTGGAGAATAGTTTTTATTCCATATACTGGTCCAGATGGAGTAGGAGTCATATTATTCTTCTGTCGGTTGTTCTAAAAATTCAAAATATGCTTGCATAAATTCCAAAAATGTCGGAAAAGTATTTCGCACATATTCTGTACTTTGTAAAGGAATAAATTCTGATAAAAATGGATAATCTTGTTCCATATTTTATGATCCTAATGGAGAATTAACTACCATATTTACTGTAATATCTGAATCATCAATCACAATTATATTATTCTGAAATGGAATTATATCATTTATAAGTGGTTGTACAATAACATCTAAAGTACCATCAGAATTTGTAACCGAAGATGGATCAAAATTATTGAGATTTATTTGTCCTGTTGTATAATTAATAGTTCCTGTATTTAATTTTGTATATGTTTTAATTGCACCAATATATTTATAAGTTCTAATATTACCATTACCATCATCATCTAAATAATATAATTGACCAGAAGAATAAGTTATATCAGTCGAATCAACAAAAGTAGAACTTGTTAAAGTACCCGAAACACCTGCATTAGAAAATGCAATTGTATAATTGTTAGGAGAAACTGGTGTAATTTTCTTTTTCATTGTAATGGTGGTAAGATCATTTGTTATAGAAGGTTCTGATACATCTATTAATTTAGTCAATAAAGAATACCGGAAAATATCATTGAAATGTCCCACATACTCTTCTGCAAAATTTTGGATTGTTGTGACAACTAATCCTTGAATTATTGAAGATGAATTGTTGGTATTTTGCGCATTATATTTAACAATGGAATTAACAAGTAAATAAATATAATCCGGATCCACAATCGTTGGAATAATTGAAACTATATTTCTCGGAGAAAGTATATTGGTAATTATACTTTGTTTAGTAGCATTTGTAATTGTATATCCAGAAACGGGTTTTAAACTTAAAAATACAGTACCATATTGCGGAGGAATGTTTGTTTCCCCTCCCCACACAGATACACTATCTACATTAGGATATTCACGTTCAATAATAGTCGCATAATCATTTACAGTAACACACCGATTCTGTGCCTGATAGTTCTTGGGCGCAGAAAAACGAATTTGATCAATTGTTTCTCTTTGTGCTCCACCAGCGGCTGCATTAACTGTAGTTATTACAATATTACTATAACCACCAATATCTCCAGAAATAGTAAATATATTGGCTCCATTTGGTGCATCGGCATTACAAGCAATATAATTTAAGAAAACAATATTTCCATCTTGTAATTGTGTTCCTAAAATACCATCACCAAAATAAGCCTCATATTGAAAATTGTTATCTTCTTGTAACCAATATACATTGGATGTAGAATTTAAGGTGGTTAAATCCGTTGATAATGAAAATGTAGTCAATAATGCCGATTCGCTGGATTCTTGTACACTAACAATTAATGTATTGTTATCAATATTTGAATTTGGAATTATATATTTAACTGGATTGGATGAAGAAACTGTATAACGATATGTATAATAAATTCCTTCATTAATTATTAAATTATTAAAAGTATACACCCCTGATATTATTGGTACAGTAATTGCTTGTGTAGTAACAAAGAAATAATTGACTCCAGATACCATCGAATTAAAAATAGTACCACCAGGAAGAGTTAAAAATGCAGGTGGAGTAGGAGAGACTGGTGGAGTTATTATGATATTTATTGTCGCTTGTGCTGATTTACTGGAAACAGGAGTATATCCAATTTCTTTAGCAAGTGACACCACATTTTCTCTGCGAGACGCGGAGTCAAGGAACATTTCATTAGATACCATTGAAAGATAGAATGCCAAATATGATGTGTTGTATGAAAGCAAATTAAGAATTGCTTGTAAACCAGATCCAGAAAACGAAAAATCTGTAAATTCACTTTGACCACTTAAAAAATTAATAAGCGATTGTTTAATGGTATCAAAATCAAGTGCAGAAATATTAAATTTGTTAGAATTAGAAGAATTAGTTGGAAACATATATACCATCCTTTTTAATCTTACCCTTATTCCAAGGAATTTTTCCAATATGTGATTTAGACATTTTAATTCGATCCTTCTTAGATCTTTTTTTACCCTTCCAATAATTGATAGGATTTTTTATTTTTTGTTGTCTTTGTTTTTCTCTTGTTTCTAATGAATGTTTTTTCCCTTTCATACCCCAATTAGGATATTTTTTTAAACATTTTTTACCTTTATTCCAAGGAACATGTCCTTTTAATGAATTAGATATTTTCTTTTTAGTTTCTTCAGAAACAATTCTTCCTAGAGAATTTTTATTTCCTTTGGAAATTTTAGATAATTTTCTTTTAGTTTCTTTAGTACGATGATAATTATTAATACCATCACCACCTAAAGTAGAATTATATCCATTTACAAATGTATCATAATAAAATATACATAATATTTCCAATTTCTTTGCTTCTTCTATATTTGGAATATTATCAATAAGCACTTCATGAATCCAAAATTGATCAGGATATTTTCTTAATGCTTTGGAAATTTTATAATTTTCTTTTTTAGAAACCTTAAGATGTCTTTTCCATCTTTTTTCCATAGTTTCGGAAGTATATCCAATATATGATTTATTCGTAATTTTACAAGTATGTTTATAAATTATCCACATTATCGGAGTTGCTCCAGAAAGATATTTAACGTAGTAGTTTGCGATTGACCCAAAATTTGATATATGATCG